GACGGGAAGACCCTCTCTCAGCTTGCGGGTGCGATGGACAAGCTCGTTCATACCATCTGCATGCTCGACGGGACCGCTGTGGATGCGGTCGTCATCAAGTCGGACAAACCGCTGTCGGATTACTCGGATGAAGAGCTGGCCGCGCTGGTGGCGGAAGGCAGGGCACGGGCGGCGGCAAGGGACCGGGACGAGGGGCCCGACGCTGCGTGAACCTGACTCTCGACGACGCGCTGACCGAGCAGGCAAGGCGGGAGCTGGACCGCAGGGGAGAACTGCGTGAGCAGGTCACATCCTCCCTGGAGGCGTTCTGCCGGTACATGGTGCCGGAGGCGTACCAGGAACGGTGGACCTACTTGAGCGACATCTGCGATCTGACACAGCGGTGCGCTGAACGACGTTCGGGGCGCAAAGGGGCGATCTACTGCTTGCCGCCGCGCTACAAGAAGAGTCTCACGCTCAGCCTTGCTCTTGCGTGGTGTGTGGGGCGCTGGCCGAAGGAAAGCAACATGCGGGCGTCCTACGGCGCAGACCTCGCGGAGTCGCTGTCCAAGCAGGTTATGCAGTTCGTGAAGTCGGACAGGTACCGGCTGGTCTTTCCCGACATCGAGCTGCAGCTGGATCACCAGGCGACGGCGGACTGGGCGGTGAAGGGCGCGACGACGACTTCCTACTTTTGCGCAGGCATCGGCGGACCGTTCACGGGAAAAGGCGCCTCACGTCTGGCGGTCATCGACGACCAGCTCAAGAACATCGACGACGCGCTGAACGAGCCGAAGCTGGACAAGGACTGGCTGTGGTATCAGTCCACATTCTTCACCCGCGAAGAGGAGCATGACGGCGTGCGGTGCCCTGAGCTGTTAGTTGGGACGCGCTGGTCGAACCGCGACATCATCGGGCGGAAGATCGCGGAGGCACAGCCCGGGGACTACGAGGTCTACGTCCTCCCTGCCCTGCGTGATGAGCAGAGCACCTGTGAAGATGTGCTCTCGACGGCAACCATCATCGACATGCGGGCAAACATGCCGGACTTCATCTTTCAGGCGGAGTACCAGCAGGAGCCGGTAGAGAAAGAAGGCCTTCTGTACCCCTTTGAGAATATGCACACCTTCACGCTGCGGCAGAAGCGCGAGGAGCTGGCGCAGGCCGTCTGCCAGGGGTACACCGACACGGCGGACAAGGGGGCGGACAGCCTCGCCTCGCTGTACGGCAAGAACATCGGCGACGACTGGTATCTGACGGACGTCGTGTTCTCGACGGCGGACATGGACGTGACGAAGCCGCAGGTCGTCAATAAGGCGGTTGCCGAGCACTGCTCGCGGCTCACGGTGGAGAGCAACAACGGCGGGCGGCTATTCGCGTCGAACCTGCGGGAGATGTTCGCCAGGATCCACTATCCGTGCGCCGTCGTCGACCGGCAGACGACCTCGAACAAGGAAACGAGGATCCTCAGCTGGTCGGAATGGGTGATGCAGCATGTGTGGTTCCGAACGGACTATGAGCCGGGGAGCGACTATGCGCGGTTCATGGCGGAGCTGACGCACCACCTGCGGATGGGAAGGAACCGCCACGATGATGCGGCGGACGCCGTGACGGGGTTCGCGGAGACGGTGGCGATGAGCACACGATGGGCACATCTTCCTGATAAGCCAAGGGGTTGGTGATGGTTAAGGGAGGAAAGAGGGCAAGCGGCTTTTTCAAGATCAGAGTCTGTTCGGTCTGTGGAGAGCAATATCTTCCAACTTGTCCAACGCAGAAGTATTGCCCCGATTGTCGCGCTGGCGCTGATAAAAAGAGAGACGCGGAATCTCGCAAAGTGAGAAACGCTGATCCGAAATACAGAGAGCAAAGGCTTGCAGATGAACGTGCTCGAGATGCTATTCGTCGTTCTGACCCGGTTTTCAGGGCTAGGGCTTCGGAATATCTGAAAAGATATAACGAAGATCCAGATCATCAAGCGAATGCACGTGCTCGCAGGCGTGAATGGGAGCATGAACACCCTTTAGCACATCGCCTGCATGTCCATAAGCGACGTGCTTTGAAGTATGGCAATACACCGATCGAAGAACTTCTGACTGAAGCTCAATGGCGTGACATCCTTGATCAATACCATCATCGCTGCGCCTATTGCGGTCGAAAGACGGAACAGTTGACTGTCGATCATGTGATTGCTCTTTCCAGAGGTGGAAAGCATTCTGCATCAAATGTTGTGCCTGCTTGTCTGCATTGTAACAGTACAAAGGGAGCAAAAACCACTGAAGAGTGGGTTGGATTGACGAGTGAGGTGCCTATATGCTGACAAGCAACCCCCTGCGGCTCAAGGCGAAGTTCTGGCCCGAGAGCGAGCAACTCCGGCTGGGAGCGTACATCAAGGACCGCGCGCTGTTCGACGGCGCGCATGACCGCGTGTTCCTGGAATGGATGCAGGCCCTCCGTCCCGAGCGCCGCGCGCAGATTTGGCTCATCATCAACTGGCATCAGATGCTCTCGACTCTCTGGCCCGATCTCCTCGTG